CTGCCGGTTTGCACGGCAAGAAGTCCATGGCACCCGAAGGATTTTAGGACTCCTTTGGCGGAACAAAAGAAATATTTTTACCCAATCGATTATCTCTACACACTACGGTCCCATCCTACCCACAACAGACAATTAGCCTGCCCAAGAGTAAGCCGCGTGTTTACATTTCACCGTGGGATTGCATAATAGTGTATGCCAGCACGCTGGTTACGATCCAGTCAACGACAAACCCAGATCCATTTAAACCCAGCTGGGGAAGGGTATTATATCTGGATAGCAGCACTCGCAAATGATGCAGGATCGATGCGAGTAATCCTAACCAGATACTTGTTCAACGTAGTATAAGAAACCTTGAAGCGAATCGTAGAAAGCAATGAGCCAAGAGATCTGATCATAGCATATTGTATAATGGTTGTGCTACCAGAATTGGCAGCAGTTGAATTATTCCCGTAGGAACAACCAGAACCATATTCTACAGTATTGCCAGTCAACCCAGTGCCAGTGTACAATATTTCCAACTTCCACGTTCCTTGCGGCACCAACAGATACCCATTGGTGCTAAGGGTCGAAAACCCATCAAGTGTGGAAAAAGAATCAACATAAGCACCACTAGCACTAGAACCGGGGAACAAATCAAGAACAGTGCTCAAACCGGTTGAGGGTTGTGGATCAGATAAAGTAATAGTATAATTGGCATAAAGTATCCCAGCAGCACCCGTACCGTTGGTACCAACATAAAGTGTTCCAACACTATAAAAGTCAGCAGCAACACCAGACGCTGTGGAAGCTTGCTCCCCCATATGCTTCATAGGCATACTCCCCACTGGAATATCAAGATCAGCCGGCATCCATGGAGCAACCTGGACACTATGCATAAGAGGCAAATTAGTGACATCAGGAACATAGTCTGAAGCAGACGGATCCCAAGCCAATGTAATTTGCCCCGTGGCTGTTGTGGCACATGTGGGGACGTAGCTGAAGCTAAGCCGGGAAAACTTAAACCTATCATACGAATTCGCCAAAGTAGATAACCACGGAAAGACATAAGGAGAAGTAGGGTTCAAATTGCCAAACGGCCGCACACCAAGAGAAGTCTGGTCAACATACCCAACAATCTCGCGGTTGGTAACAGTAATCTTGTTACCAACAGAACGAAACTTAGGAGTAAACGACCGGACACGAGTTCCTATCGATGTGGGAGCGCCTGGAAGATGCTGCATTGAACCAACACGCCCAGAGACATAGGTGGCCAGTTGGTTAGAAGGGGTGGCTTTTTCCACCCAACCTCTACCCTCAGACCAGTTCTTAATCTTATTGCGCGTGCTGCCAGTCTGTTTAGCAAACCTGCTAAGAGCCCTGGCCTGTTTCTTACTAAGCACAAGATCGCCAGCAACATCGGCGACCTCCTCAGCAATCCGTAAAGTTTTAGCAATAGCCATTTCAAGGTACAATGTTTATATGGGATCCGGCAACAAAACCGGACTGTTCATCACCAGTAACTAACGCCGCACCGTGCAGTCTCTTAGCCATTATATTGGCCCATCAAATTGGTATTGATGCGTTAAACTGGTGACCCCAACCTACGTTGTGGGATATAGGGTGGATTTAAAGCGGTAACCTTGTTCCGCTAACTAAACATTAAAGATTAGTTTCCTGGTCGAAGACCGGCCGACAAAACCAGTCCCGACCAAACTCTCCAATGGAACAACTAGCGTAATACTTCTCGAGCTCTATTTGCTCATCGGGAGTCACCCCAAAAGCATCATAGAAAGAAGAGCGGGCCTCAGGGGTGACGGGCATGGACTTATAACCACCTGAAAGCGCTTGCTCACGCATAAACCAAGGCATAATTTCATTATAATCCTCGGCTGTGCGTAACCCAACAGAAGAATCACGGGAGCGATAACTAGTTATACCATTTCTGACATACATCTGGTAAAACGCTTGAAAAATGGGCATACCTCCTGCAATCGAGAGGCCGCCAGAACCCACCGCGTTCAACCACAATCGGAAGAAATTATCATTAACATTCGACTTAAGCAATACTGCATCTTTAGCTATGGCGGTCCTAGGATTCCTACACATGCGCCAGCTGGTACCATCAAACACAGGCTTACACTGGCAAAACTCGAGCCCAGCGAAATCATACACCGGTTGCTCGATAGCCATATTAAAACCCATGCCAAGGAACCACTCAAAGCACCCATCGGAAAATCGTTTAAGATCACGCCGCTCCATGAAGACAACACAGTCGTCACCGTTGTTAGCCAACTGCCCATTGATACCTTTGCTTTGCAAATAAGCATGAATCATGGAACACATCAGCACACAATTTCCAAGGGAGGTGTTCATGTCCCCACTCATACGAGTGCCCTCAACCTTATATGACAACTTGCCATCTTCAGCATAGCCGACACAGGAGTTAACCTCTTGCAGTTTAAGCCACCGCGCCAACGTCTCGCGGTCCTTCTTCCTCTTGAAACAATCCAGGTAAACAGAGTGTTCCCAACGTAAAGCATCAAGTGAAACATGCTGATCAAACCTGGAAGCGTCTAATCCGACAGCAACAGGGTCTGAGAACATATCCCATTTCTCTTTCAAACATTTGGCAACACCAGTAACATCCATACCTTTCATGACTGTTCGATGTTTGAACAACCTACCCAAAGATTTAAACATACGCTCCTCGAGAGGTTTAAGGAAACGTCCCACTCTCAAATTGTACTTCGGGCTGCGCGGGGAGATAACACGCGGAACGGGATCCACTTTGGTTGTTCGGTCAGTCTTCTCGAACTTGATAAAGACCTTCACCTGAGCATCCTCAGCAGGACTGCTACCGCCAAGTCGCAAATCCTGCAAAGCCCTCTCGTAAACCCCCTTCTTGCGGCCCTTATATGAATCAACAAATTGCTGATATGATACCGGGGCGGTCGAGGGAAGAAAAGTTTTCAAGAGGGAAAGAGTCGGCTCCAGCCGACTCGAAAATACACCAGGCTCTGGCCTAGGAGGGGAAACCAACTCGCCAGACCCATCCAAGGATTTGACAAGAAAGACCCTCTCCTTGACAGCACGTTCTAAAGTAGAGAGTTTGTGGTTAAATGGAACAATGCTGATGTCTGGAGCAACACCAGCAACACGAACAAAACTACGCTTCTTAGGCACACCCAATTGTCGTGACACATGCAAACCGGGCACTGTGGTGGCACGACTAACACCACAGCCACGCCCGATGCCGACAACTGGGCACCCCTATTCAGACGCACCCCTCCTGACGGAGAAGATGCGCCCATAAGAGGTGGTGACTCCTGACATCATATTCTTAGGAGCAGAGTCACTCATGATAACCCGAGTATTGTTGTAGGCCATGGTAGGTATAAATGAGAGAAACAGTGCCCTATCGACAGCCAACAGCTTATCGCTAGTACGCATGTCACGGTACTGCTCACCCTCTAAGTATTTAACCAACCATTTCCTAGTAACCATCTCATTTGCAGGGGTTAAATCACGCTTGCCAAACTTAAGATAGGCCTGTTTTGCCAACGCCACGGCGAACTTTGTACGACATCTCTTGGCGATACGCTTGGTCACTTTAACGTTATTAAAAACGACCTCCTCACGAACAGGAGGCTGATAGACCGAGCAGTCATGATCACCGACCACCACATAATCCCTAGTGATTTCGTCGACTTTCGAAACCACTTTGCGATGGACGACTTCATGTCGTTCTAAGTAAACACCGGGTTCATTCTGTTCCTTCTCGAGTACATCCAATAATCCCTTTGCCACTTGATGTACCTCGCTGCCATGGATAAGGCGCTCGAAACCGTAGTTGACCCATTTGAATCCCCATTTCGTCAACTCGACCACATCCGTCTCGATACCAATACTCGCCATAGCAGGTAAATCTG